TATCAGTTTACTAAGGCTGTTCCTCAAAAAAATTGCCTCACATCAGACACCGATACGAAAAGAAGAAAAAAGAGATGCTGCAACTATTCGGACTTATAATATTAAGTACACGATACTTTGCGAGTATTTGCATCTAAAAAACCAATCCAAGTTAAAAGCCGGTAAAGTCACTAAAGAGTGGTGTTACGAGTATTACGATGCGCTTTGTGAGAAGTATACTAACAACTATTCTATACGGTGTGTTCAGCTTGTTGTATCTGTTTTAGAGTATGGCAAGAATGAAAAGATAATATCAGATAATCCGGTACCAGCAATCAAGTTAATCAAAACCCCTCCTAAAGATCCCGAATACTTTACGCCTGATGAGATTAAACTATGGTTTGAGTTTCAAACGAGTGATGAAGACCTGCAAAAAGCCGGACACTTGGCAGTCGTTCAGATATGCACCGGTTACGATTACGGAGACTTCAAAGAAATAAGGCGGGAACACGTGGCTATATTCAGAGGCCGGAAGTATATTAAGAAACCAAGGCATAAAAACGATAATGAATGTATTGCTCCCCTACCCTATGAATGTGAATGTATCCTAGAGTTCTATAATTATAACATGGACTTGCTCAGTAATTCAGAATACAACGCTTACCTTAAAATCATATCAAAGCGTTTAGGTACCAAGCCAACGTTGAAATGCAAGGACTTACGTAAGGTTTTCGTTATGGATCAGTTAAACAATAAGGGAGTTCCCGTAGCGGCCGTATCGAAAATGGCAGGGCATAAGCGGATAAAAACAACCGAGGATACATACGCCCAGGTAAATATAAATCTGATCGGAAACGAATTAGATAAGCTTGGATTGTAAAAATGTTGTATATTTGGGTATGAAAAAATTAATAATAGCACTATGTTTGATCTCTGGGATATCCAAAGCTCAAAATCCTTTAGCGTTTACAACAGTGAGATACGTTACTGACACGCTATTTACAGGCGACTCTTTAAAAGTAAATTTCACTTACACCATCAATTCTTCTCCGTCAGGAGATATGGTTCAATTAAGGATACATAACGCTTCATACTCACAGCTATGCCTTAACTCGACACCAACAAGCTTGTATCCTATCTATAAATGCAAAAGCGATACCGATGGGACTATTTACTTAATGGTAAAAATAACTCCTGCGATGGGAACCGGCTATACTAGGATTATAGGTAACATGGGAGAGAAAACAACTTTTATTAAGGCTCCTATCGTAATAGGCATAAATGAACTATCAAAACAATCTGAACAGGTAAGAAAGTATTACGATTTAATGGGTAACGAAATCGAGCAGAGATATAATGAGTTGATCATTGAACGCATAGGAACTAAAGCCCGAAAGGTTTACATCTCACAATAGTTTAAGAGCCGGATTAATACTCCGGTTTTTTTTATGCTCAAAAATTAATTTGAACGTGTAATATTTATTTGTATCTTTGATCTAAAGTAGATTAAAGTAGATGAAAGGTGAAAAGACAGGTGGACGAAAAGAAGGAACGCCAAACAAGTTAACGGCAACCGTAAAGGAGGTGTTTACTACCGTGTTTACAGAGCTTCAATCGGATAGCGAAGTTAATTTAAGGGAATGGGGTAAATCCAATCCTACTGAGTTTTATAAGCTTTGCAGTAAGTTAATACCGGCAGCCGTAGAGATGAAAGCGGAAATTGAGGGAATTGAACAAGTATTTAAAATCGGTAACGTAGAGATAAAACTGTAAATAAATAGTTAAGCATCAAACCCGACCAATATTTAGGCGCCGGGGGACGAAATACTGAGAGGCGTCGCTAAATAATGCCAGGATGCTTAACCATTAAAAAAAACTATGGCTAAACAAATACTTTTCGAGTCATTCCCAAAGCAGGACGAATTTTTGGAGGCTATATTTAGCAATCAATACAACTTCATCATGTATGGCGGTGCTATTCGTGGGGGTAAAACCTTTGCAGGATTAGGAGCTTTATTATTGCTTTGTAAGATGTACCCGAACTCTAAATGGTGCGTTGTGCGGTCTACCCTACAAACACTAAAGCTAAACACAATACCATCATTTACTAAGATATGTCCCACCACATTTGTAAAGAAGTACAACCAGGATACGCAAACGGTAACATTCAATAATAACAGCCAGATCATATTTTTAGGTGAAAATTACGCAGATGATAAGGATTTGAACAGGTTTAAGGGTTTGGAGGTAAACGGCTTTCTTTTAGAAGAGGTAAACGAATTACAGCAAAAGACGTTTTATAAGTGCATTGAGCGTGCCGGATCTCAGATAATCGAAAAACAGCCAAAACCATTAATATTAGCAACATGTAACCCGGCCAACAACTGGGTAAAAGATTTGATTTATAACAAGTGGAAAACAAACACTTTGCCGCCTAATTGGCTTTATATCCCGTCAAAGATTACCGACAATCCATTTATACCAGCCGATTATTTAGAGTCGTTAAAATCAATGCCACGTTACGAATATGAAGTGTTTGTGGAGGGTAACTGGGATTTACAGGAGCGTACCGGAGCTGAGTTTTACAAGTACTTCAGTTTAGATAAGCACGTAAAACCGTGCCACTATGAACCGACACTACCACTTCATATCAGTTGGGATGAGAATGTTAATCCTTATCTACCTTGTGGAATATTCCAGATCTCAAATAAGCAGATAAGGTTAATTGATACGGTGCTAGGCATTAATCCCCGGAATACAATTAAAGATGTTTGTAATGAATTTAGAAGACGATACCCTACCCATGCAAGCGGTTTGTTTATCTATGGTGATGCAACGTCCCAAAAAGAAGATGTAAAGCATGAGAAAGGACATAACTTCTTTAAAATAATACAAAACGAACTGGCATCTTACCGACCAATCATGCGCGTATCAAAGTCCAATCCTTCCGTAGTAATGCGAGGAATGTTCTTTAATACGGTATTATACAGTAATTTTGGAGATATTGAGTTTATCATTAACCCGGAGCAAAAAGAAGCAATACAGGATTTTACCAATACTAAAGAAGCTCCCGATGGCACAAAGGATAAAACGAAAATAAAAGACCCAAAGAGTGGGATTAGTTACCAGCCATTCGGACATATCAGTGATTTGACCGATTACATGATATGTGAGGCATTTAAAACAGAGTATCAACAGTATCAAAAAGGCGACATTACACAGTACGTGAGAACCACAGGAGTAGCACCTGTTAACGTAAAACATAGATTATAATGGAAGATGTAAAAAGAGAACCTGGGTTTTATTGGGTTATAAATGATGCGCAAGCCGGTTGGGAAGTGGGACAATTTACCGATTCCGGTAATTGGATGTTAACCGGAAGCGAATTAACTTATTCGGATGGCGAAATGAATGATATTAATGAATTACCTATATTATCCCATACTCAACGATCAGAAAACGATAAATTTATATAATCATGCAAATAAAAACACACTGGGAAACCATAGACGGTAAAAGAACATTTACATTCTTTACCGAAGACACAACAACAAACACACTCATTTACTCATCTACGTTTCTGATGTGCAGGCAGAACAAAAGGGACTACCCGAAGTTAAAAGCCGACTTTGTAACATACGTTTCCGATATGTCCAAAATGGAGTTAGCGATATTGGAAGCTGAAGTACACAAGTTAAAGGAAAATAAAGTAATTTTGGATTTAAACGAATTGGTAAAGGATGAAGCTAATTAAATTCAAGCCGGGTACGCGCATTCCTTCAAAAAAGGCTAAAAAAGCGATCTACGAAGCGTTAAAAAATATGCCAATGGGATTTATTTATCTTAACGGAACCGAGAAAATTGAACTTATTGAACCTAAAATTAAGTAGTAACAATAACCAATAACCCCCCTCCCTTCTACATAATTTTGCTATATGGCAAGATTATTAAGGGATTTAGATTATTTGCGGGCAATCCAAGCGGATAACCTTTCTCAAATAATTGAATCAAACCAGCAAACGAAGTTAGACGTTGAACAGTCGGCACAGTCCGAAATGATCAGTTATTTAGCACAGCGTTACATGACCTCACAAATATTTACAGACACCAAAACTTTTGACGTTTCCGCTGTTTACAATGGCAAGCAATTAGTTGAATGGACAGCAGACGCTTTTAACGCGGCTACGGTTTATGTAACCGGTGATTATGTAGTACAAGGTGGTTACATTCAAAAGTCGATCGCCGGGAGTGCTGCACACGCATTTGATCAATCAGAATGGACGCAAATCTGCCTGGATAAGACATTATTTTACGTTACCCTACCTGAATTAGAATATTCAAACAATACCACTTATGCAGTAGGCGATAAGGTTTACTACAACAACATTGAGTACACGGCAAAGGCTCTTGTTGTGGGTATATTGCCTACAAATACTCAATTTTGGACAGCGGGAACGGCTTATACTTTAACGGCTGTTTACCCTGACGACAATACAAAATGGACTGAGGGCGACAATAGAAACCAGTTGATCGTAATGTATTTATTGGATATCACATTAAACCACTTACATAGCCGCATAAACCCGCGTAACGTTCCGGTATTAAGAAAAGAGCGTTACGATGGAAACAATGCTATGCAGAACGGAGGCGCTATTGCCTGGCTAAAACGTGTTGCTAGTGGTGATATTACAGCCGATTTACCAAATATTTTACCAGAACAAGGAAATAGTATCAGATGGGGTAACTCCAACGGATCAACAATTAAAACATCTAATCAGCTTTGGTAATGAAGGGTAAGACTAAAAAATTAAATAAAGTACATGATCTTTCGGTTAACAGGCCGAATAGAGCTGATATAAGACAGGTTGTAAAATCACCTACACAGTTATACCGGTCTGCTACAAATATTGCAACCTATAAAGCAGCGGTACTGGCGGCTGAATCTCTTATAAATCCACAAAGACGTTTATTGTACCAACAGTATCAAAACATTGAACTGGATGCACATTTGACGGCCGCTGTTAACCAGCGTAAAAACCTGACATTATCAAAAGAGTTTGAGGTTGTTATTAATGACGTGGAAAACGAAGAACTTACAAAGCTTATTAAACATAAATGGTTCCGGGACTTTATTGATTACTCTTTGGATGCTATATTTTATGGGCATTCCTTAATTCAATTTGATAGCATTGTAAATGATGCTTTTAAGTGCGTTGAATTAGTGCCGCGCGAATACGTTAAACCAGAGTATCACATTGTAACGAATGATTACGCAGCCACAGTAGGACAGGATTATTTAGAAATGCCGTTTGCAAACTGGCTTATCGGTGTTGGAAAACCAAAAGATTTAGGACTGTATTTAAAAGCGGCTCCTTTAGTTATTTGGAAGAAAAACGCCTTGGGCGCATGGTCTGAGTTTGTAGAAATATTCGGAAGTCCTATCCGTATCGGGAAAACAAATGTAAGGGATGAAGAAACCCGTGTAAATATGGAAAACTACCTAAAAAATAT